GCTACAGCTTCTTGCATGTTCTTCAGCAATTCTTGTGCTTTTTCAACACTGATCATGTATCTACCAAATCTATTTGGGTCTGCTGCCTTTTGTAGATATTCTTTGCTAAATCCTTTTGGTGCTTCTGCGGCCGGTTTATTATCAGCAGGTGCTGTCACTGTTGTACTTGGCTTTAGCCCGCCAGTGAAACCGCCTTGGCCATCAGGAGTAACTCTGGCATTGGCGCCTGCTGAGCCAAGAGCCATTGCTCCAGCAAGACCTAATCCAGCTAACTTGGAACCCAAGCCTTCGTCTACATCTTTACCTGCAAAATTATCATTCTGGAAACTACCAACAATGTACCATTTTAAATCATGGTCAACATCATTATGTTCTACACCCATTACGTTAACATTGTAACCTTTGTCATCAAACCATGAGTTGGCATAGCCCACTAAATTCTTCTTGGCCTTTTCGCCGTATGCATCAATGTTAAATCCATCGTTGCTGACATCAAAATCTTCAAACCAATCATCACCAATGATGTCTGCCAGCTCGTCATCTGTGTACCAGCGTCCCGAATCACCGTTGTTCCCACCGGGTGGAGCAAATTCAGTCAGGCCTTTGTTCTTGGGTTTTTCACCAGCTTTTTTCTTTGCTATAGCAATGGCAGCTTGTTGCGCCGGGTTGGCAGCTTCGAATAAGTTATTGAGATTCATTATGCTTCATCCAGGTAATCAGGTGTGGCCTGTGAAGTTTCCATAGTACGTGCTCTACGACGTGAGCAGTACATTTCGCAGGCCATCTCGGCATGTTTGAGTGATTCAAACTTTGCACTATGTGGTTTGTTTTTAATTGTAATTCTGAAACCATCATCCTCGTTGCCGTGGATTTTAATTTCTTGACCGTCGTCTGTGGTAATAGTTCTAACTGAAGAACCAATTTGATCAACTTCTTGTGGAATCTTGTCCTTGAGATCAGAGTCTGACTTGATTTCTTTTGAAAGGTCAGCTAGGTAATCGCCTAGTTTTTTCTTCACTGTGCTGACTACATCTTCGGATGTGACCACTTCGGCGATGGTTTCTTGATCTTCGTCTTGTTCAACACTTTCTGAGCCAACAAAGTATCCCTTGGTAGGATGCTCAGGATCGGTTTTATTGGTTAATACATTGATACTTCTTGGCTTGAACAGCGCAGGAAGTTCAGGTACTCGCCTTTGTTGTTTATTAAGTCCAGATTTAACATTCACGGGAGTAATGTCTCCCTCGGCAATTTTATCTAGCTTTGCTAAAATATCTTTTAAATCGCTCATGCCCGGTCGCCTTTTAAGAAACTTCTCAGCATCCAGCCATGCTTGGCCTGTGCGTCCAAGCGTTCAGCAATGAAGTTGGCAATGCCCTGGTTGTTTTCTTGTTCAGCACTGACAAATGTCTGATTCAACAGATCAATTAGGGCGCCGTTGTCTGACAGCAATTCTTCAATCATCAATCGAGCACGTGGGATCTTTGTTTGTCCTTGTATAATAGACAGTTCTTGAAAACGCTCAAAACTTCCCGGGCTGTATTCTTGCAAGGTGCGAATGTATTCAGCGATTCGATCAACTGCGCTGTAAACCTCTTCATAGAAGTTGGCAAAGAAGTCGTGGTATTGAGCAAAGTCAGGACCTTCCACATTCCAGTGAAAATTCTGTGCTTTGATACTCAAAGCATATTGTGTGGCCAGCAAGGTCTTTAAATCGTCCGATAACATTATTTTTTCCTAGGTTTTACAGGCACCATTTTTTGTGCGCTATTAGCATATTTAGCCGGTTTAGTACTCTTAGTCCTAGTTATCACTTCGCCCATTGGTTGAGCCACAGTAGCAATACCGCCTGAGCATGTGCCGCCCATACTTTCAGTTATTTCACGTAGTCGCATCGAATATAATCTCCAAGGTTTGTTGATCAACCCAGCGAGCCGATCCGTGTTCAATTCCATAATTTTCCATCTGGAACGTGGCCAAGTTGGGCTTTAGCGGCTCAAACTTAACTGTGTACATTCCTGCCGGTGCTTCTATTTGCAGTATTTCTTTTAGGTATTCATTTTCCCAATAGAATGTACGTTCAGCAAATAATTCATCGTTGACGTAGATTCGATAGGAAGGTGGTAATCCTTGCCAGTCGCAATGTAAATCAAAAAAAGCTTTTACAAATTGTTTTTTCACCCAGTATTTAGTTGGGCGTTAACTGAACTAAACTTTGAGTTCTTTTGGCTGTCCAACAACCACATGCTTGTTGTTGTATTGTTGTCGGAGTAGTCTACGAGCCATTTCTGGTGTGCGAGCCATCACTGTGGTGTCGATGATATTGGTGTAGCCTGTTTGCTGTAATTTTATCTTTACAACATAGGTTTTCATCTTGGTTTTAACAGGCTTGATTTCGTTGTAGCGCATATCAGTGGAACATCAAGTAACTGTCAATTACATCCTTGCGATTGGCTGCACGGTCACCAGCACCCGGTTGTACAATAACATTCCACTTGGGCTCTGTGCCCACTGGAGTTGCTAGCATTTGATCGTAGGTAATAATTGAATCAGGAGCAACCTTGTACTGTTGTGCAATACGTTGCTTAAATGTGTCAAGTGCTTCGGGGCTGGCAAATTGTGTGCGACCCTTGGCGTCTTTGATCAAGCTAGTGCCTTTACGTGCAATTAGATCAAAGAACATGTCCTTGGGAACAGTAACACCTTGCTTGACTGTGGCACCAGGGTTTTGTTGTTTGTAGAATTCCACTTTCTTTTCTTCACCACGCTTGCTGCCTGATGAAAAGTTCATGGTAAAGTTAGCAGGTGCGGCACCTGTGGCAACATCGCCCATCTTGGTGTAGGCATAAAACTGCACATCAGGATTGGATTGGGCAACACCATATGCTAGATCCAAATACTCCTTGGAGAAGAAATCACCAGCATCGTGCCAACGAACAACTAACTGTACACCAGCTTTGTCTGTTTTGGCTTTGATTGTTTTGATTTCTTGATTGACTCTGGCAGTATAACCTTCAGGGTCATTGACCAGGAAGTTTAGTGCCTGCGCCGCACTCATACTGCTAGCAGGGAACATAACATAGCCACCTTTTCTAGCATAACAGAATAGTTGGCAAGCACCAGCACCCGGGCATGTGGTAATTTCCACAAAGTCGCCAGTATCTTCATCCACAACAATACCTGATAGTGCAGGCAATGTCAGGTCATAAATGATTTCGCCTTCAGTTTTAGACTTTTCCATTTTGGCATTAGTGCCAAGTATGGCCCGGGGACGTGTGGTAATCTGCTTGGACAAATCATCCAAGTCCCACTCAGTGTTCTCATCATCTTTGGTAATGGCCTTGATATTGCTGCCGTGAATGATAGGGCTAAACTTGTCACGTTTGGTTTTGGTGCCAGTCTTGATACGGTCAGCATAGCCCTGCAATTCATCACGTGGTATTGTGCGTTGTGGCGCATTTAACTTGATTGCTTCGGCTACACCTTTGTCTTTTTTATCTTTTTTATATCTTGGTCCAGCCAATGCATCTAATTTTTCTTTAGGTAAGTTTTTGGACCAATTGGGGTCATTATAGGGTTGCGGCTTTTTAGTTACAGAGCCTTCGGCAATACCGTTATCTGTGCCAATGTAGTGATGATCGTGTACTTTGTAGCCTTGTTTACGATACCAATTGACAGCAGTATTAACAGCAGATTCACGATCTAATGCACGTACCTTGGCCTTGCGTTGTTTTAGTTCTTGACGTTGTGTCACAGCTGAACTGTGAGGATCACTGACAGTGACCGCAACTATGTGTTTGTCAAAGTTATGCTCAAGCTCTTCACTAACACCGGTGTTCTCAATATGCAACGGTTTTACTTTAAATCCGCCTAGGGTAGTTTCTTGAAGTTCGTTAAATCTCATTTTTTTTCCTATTTGCAAAGGCAATCTTTATTGATTACTTATGATTTCCAATGATCTCTCCAAATCCGCAATAATCGCTAAACAAGCATCCTACTAATAAAATAGATTTTGAAGATGCTGACATTATTTTTTACGACCAAATTTCATGTAACAGGGCCGCCTTCTACCCAGGCATCGCAAGTTCGTTTGGCGGCACATTTAAATTTCAAAAACTTACAATATCCTAGTTGCCCAGCATCTATTGTATCGTGTGGATCTGACCCTGGTTCCTCACCAATGCCTTTTGCAATACAATCTTGCATGGATTCAGAAATGTCAAAGGCTGCACAATTCCCACAGCGGTTTTGTTTTACTGATTTAATGTCATTTGTGTTCCATTTGTCTGCTAATTCTTCCCAATATTCATCGTTGGGCTCGTTGGGATTGAGAGGTCCATAATGGTATTCGTCTATGGCTTTTTGACGATTTTTTAAATTTAGTTCAATGCTTTGTGTAGCAAGCGGGCAGCCTTTTTCTATAGCTTCCAGTAGATTAATAAAATTTCTCATTTTTTCTTTCCTGATTTCATGTTGGCACACCAATGTGCCATTCGTTGTCGTTCGCCTGATGAATTGGCAGCAATACTACGCAGTTTGGCAACAGGTTGTTTGCAGTTCACACCCACACGTTTGGCTAGGCCTTTGCGTCCAGGATTCTTACCGTCGGCAAAGTTCTCTGCCATGCCTTGTTCCCAAACAGTTTCTTCTCCGCGATTTTTGTTCCAGAAGTGATCACCATCGGGTGTTAGATTCGAACTTTTTTCTATTGTATAACCTTGGCTCTTGGCATAGTCATACATGGCCGCCGCAATGCCTTGTCCACGATACCGGTCATCCACTTCTACCATGTCTGCTTCCAAGGTATCTCCGTCCATAAAGAACTTGACCGAACCTAGTGTGCGGCCTTGTGCTCGAGCGGTCACTGTTGCAAACGACCCGGTGTCATCGTCAAACTGCATGTCAAAATCTATACCACTGGCATCTTCGTTCATGATCCATGTATCAGGTACTTGTTTGTACCGGTCCACCCACAGGTCATGCAGTTTCTGTCCACTGATGCTGTGAGTTTTTGCAATACGTGTCATGATCTTGTCAATGCTATCGTACACTTGATCATCACTGGCAGACTGTAATCGTTGTTTGCGATCTATCAATGCTGCCTTGAGTTCTTCCACAGCGCGACCATCTTTGCTGTGGTCCATGTTTTCCGCCACACCTTGTTCGGGCTTGGCTGATACACTACGCACCATTAATTCATATCCACGCTTGATCATTGATGCTTTAACACCAGCAATGGCCTTTTGTTTTGCTTCTTCTGAACTGCCGGCAACAACTGTTACAGGTGCCAACACACCGTGATTGATTGCGTCAATGGTAACGGCGTACTGTTGCTCAGAGCCTTCCGCCACGCCTTGCGTTTTATTAATCAACATTGTTATTCTTCTCTTAGCCGCCATGATGTCTTTATTGGTCGGGTCTGAAAAATCTCCAGGCTGCTTATGTACCACATCGCCACCTTTGTAGATAAACATCCCATTGGGAGTGAACTTCATTTTGTAACCCTGAAACATTCTTGAATCTGTACCTGTCTCTGAATTTTGCCAAGAATGAATCTTGTCAATTGCTTCGGGCTTGTGAGACCAACCAACTCCAACTGCACCTTCGTTTGATTTTTTCTTGGTGTTGACATTGATTGCTGGACCACTACGCTCTGGATTGGGATCTTGTCTGCGCTTACGACTTGCCGCACTTGCACGACCCTTTTTACCTAGACCGTGTGCCTTGCTTTGTGGCAAACATTTTGGCTTGCCTTCACTATCATCACCCCTGGCACAATCTCCACGAATCTTGCCATCTGGACCAAAACGCACCCACTTCTCTTTGAACCATTTGCGTAGATCTTCTTCTAGTTCTTCGTTGGTATTTTTCACGCAGTTGGGATAGCGTTTGCCAAACATGGTTTTCATGCCTTCTTTGTGATAGCCTTTCCAGCAGGCTTCTAATATTTCACGATATCTCATTTTTTGTTCCCCCAATTGGCCGCACCTTTTTTACGACATTGCACCAGTGCACCACTGGCATAAGCACTAGGCCATACTTTGTAACGGCTTTTAACTTTGTAGTAACAGGCATCTTGTTTTTCGTTGATCATTAATTCACTGAACATTGCTCCGCCACACTCAGGACATTGTTCATGAGATTCTGCCACTGGTGTACCCAGCCCAATCTTTCCCGGAGCCATTGGCCCTGATTCAATTCTTTCACCACCATCAAAGTAACGTATTTCAATGGGCATGTCGGGCCAGTTTAATCTGTAGGCAGCCATGATACGATGATTGCCTTCGTTGACCCAGGCTTCACCATTGTAGGCCACCATGATGTAGGGCAGGTATTCCTCGTTGGGATTACTGCCCATGGGCGGCAACTTACCTGTGCGTTCCATGTAATCCATTAACCACTTTAGATCATTTTTGCGCACATTCATTTGTTCGTTGCGCATACCAGGCAACGAAGCTAGTCGCATTACACGCACTCTAGGTGGAGTTCCAACAACCCCAGCAGTGGTACTGCCCATGTAAGGAACACCGTAGCTGTTACGCCCTTTGCTCTTGGCATAGTCAATCTTGTCCTGCAACCATTCTTCGTTGGGTACATCCACACTCAACTTGCCTTCTGTTACTGTTTGCTCTTTGATTTTGGGATTTAGATTCTTTAGATGTTTAGCATCACCTTGTTTACTCCACTTGGCCCACATGGCCTGGCCGTCATCTGTTTGAATGGTAGACGGTGATATGTTAGCACCCAACATGCGCATCACAGCATACATGTTTGCGGCAATGCCTTGACCTTGCCACTCGGGCTCAACGTAAGTGTTTAGGCTTTCTAATCCTGGACGAGTTTTGTGCTTCCAGAATGCCGCTTGAGCAATTACTTCTTTGTTCTTGTCAGTTACAGTGACCACAGGACCCGGGCCCTCATCATTTGTTACTTCATACGTGACACCGTTGATTTCTTGACTGAACTCAAAACCGGGTTTCATCACAGCCTGGTTAAACTTTTCTCGACCTTCCGTAGTATCCTGTGCAAGAGCTTCTCTAGCCTGCCGTTCATTTTCGGCCTTGAATTTTTGCAGGGCTTGATTATCATTGATTTGACCACGGTCCAATTGTTGCCAAATTGACAAGTCAAATTTTAGAATTTTTCGTTGTACTGCTTGTGCAAAACTAATTTCATCATTGCCTCGGCCTTGCCAATCAGGTTTCTTGCCCCACACAACTGATATAGAGCGGTCAGTGTTTGGGACGTTGATACGCATACGCTCACCATAAAACACATAAGTAAGCCCTTGCCAAGTAAAGTAAAGATCTCCATTGACTGTTGTGCCCGTAGACCAGCCATGCTTTTTTTGCAAAGCACTGACTGCGGCTTGATCTGCGTTTTCAACTATAAACTCTGTTGCTCTCATTACATTCTTCCTGATGTCTTTAATGTAGGTGGTGTTCCAGCGGCAGTGGTGCGCCAGCCCATTTTTTTGGCTTGACGTTGCACTTCGCCAGGCTTGATGTCTTGTGTGATGGCCATGCTGTAGCGTGGATCACGAGCTTCTTTGTCGTTGACAGGAATGTATCCGGTGGCTTCTGCTATTACTTTTTCATCAGCAGATTGAAAAGAAAAATCAGTGGGCCTAAACTGTGGATATTTGTCTACCACTTTGTCAATGTATTTGTCTAATAGATTATAAGACACATTGGTTGCAACCAGTTTGGGTTTTTTGCCTGCTCGCACGTAGATGTTGATTTTATTAGGATGAACAATTCTTTGAACAAATGGACCTTCTGCTACTACAGGTTGTCTTCTGCTTAGTTCGTAGATGACTTTGTTGCCGGTATCTGCACGGAAAGCTCTATAACCCCAAGCTCTGGCATAACGCTGAACCAAACTATCGTAGAGTCTGGCTCTGCTTTGTGAGTTTTGTCCCGGTTCAACTTCTTTTGAGGCCGAAAAGGTCATTCTATTAGGCTTGTACTTTTTAATAAATGTTTGTATAGCACTTAACACAGTGGCAAATACTCGTTGAGAATCACCTTCACCTGTGACTTCTTGGCTGTTGTTTCTATAAAACTCAACACTCCATGCTTCCTCTTTTGAATCTTTACTAAATCCCTTGTTGAACATGATACTTAGAAAAGTTCCGTCATCTAATCGTGCGATTGCGTCTACATCACCAAAGTCACCCTTTTCCCATCGAAGTAGTGGATAAGGTTGATCAAATGCTTCGTTGACATTGTATGTAGGATCTGTCTTCTGGCGAGGCATGCCTTTGGGTCGATTGGGGTCAACAGGATCAATGTCAGTTGTGGTCAATCCTGTTTTCTTTAATGCGTCGATATACTTGTGTTCTTCTTCTTCGCTGCCAAATGCCATAATAGTACTAGGAGGACCACTTCCAAAGTCATGCTGACCCAGCCCTTTTAAATCACTAATGTGTTGTCCTAGCTTGTACCAATCGTAGACATCGCTGACATCTACTTTGACTGTGCCTGCTGGCATGGTGGGTTTGAATTCTGGACCGGGTGGTTTTCCGTTGGGATCATAATCTTCGTCAGTGACTGTTTCTGGCAACTGCCCACGTTGTCTACGCAGTTCATTCTTTAGTTGTTGTATTAATTCTTCTTTTGCGCCTGCGCTACCCATTTGCTTTACTGTTTGTGCAGTTCGGCCAACAGTTTGAATACCTTTCAATGTATCAGCGGTGGACATGCTTTGTGTGGTAGCACACCCGGGCGTGCCAGCTATGCAAGCGGCAGCGGCAGCGGCAGCCAATTTATCTTTTAAAGATTCCTCTAGTGGCGCATCTTTGAAGAATTCAGGATACTGATCAACCCAGTGTCGCATAATTTGGCCTGCTTTGGCATTGGCTTCGTCTTCGTAAGGGGATCCTGTTTCGCCTGCATCCACGGGCATGTCAGCTAGTTCGTTTTGACGAGAGTGTGTGAGCTCATGTGCTAGAGTACGCAAAATATCTAGCACATGACGGCCACTCACTGCCAGTGTGACTGAACGTGTTTCGGGATCAAATTGACCAAATGTGCCGTTTCTACGTGTCCATTCTGGGTCACGTTTTAATATAATTTTTGGGGCTTGTTCAATTCCAAGATACTCAACACAACTATCAATGAATGGTTGTAGTACTTGCCTAATGTCTTGATTGATGTCTGGGGATTCTGTGTTTTCTTGTACACTTTCGCCACCACCACCATCGCCGCCCTCGCCGTCGCCAAACGAGAATCCTGGCATCCAGTACCCACCATATCCGTAGCGTACTTTCTTTTTCTTGCGCTCTTGTAAACTTAGTTCATGATCTTTTGCGGCAAGTCTGGCTTCACGCAGTCGATCAATCAAGCCACTGGCTCTCAACAGTTTAAATGCTAGATTTTCTGGACCAAATTCTCCAGTCTTTGCCAGGCCGGTTGTGCGCATTTCACGTATCTTTTTAGCCAGCGACTCCATGCGCTGTCTATCACCATCAGCAATGGCTGACTCAATTCTGTGTCCTAGATCTTCGTACTTGCTACGTGTGCTCATGTCATCAACCACAGCTTGTTGACGTTTGGGAACTTGTAGCCAGTCATTGTTCAACACCGAATACTCGCCTTGGCTCACCGGCGGTTGATTGGCATTCTGTACATACAACTCAACATCGTAACCGCCAATTTTAAAATTGTGTTGATCGTTGTACTGATATTTTTTAGCATCAAACAGCTCACGATAAACGTCGCTGGCATCGGCCCTGGGTAAATCTACTACCAAGTGTAGATCAATGTCGCTGTGTGGTGTATATGTGTAGGCGGCGTTTGAACCAGATATTGTAACATCTTTTAGTTCAAGGTCTGTTAGGCCAAGGAATTCGCGAAAGTCATCCGCAATTGCCAATAAGTGGTCACGAACATCAGGGAGAAGATGTTCGTCCTCTCCCCAAATGCGTGGGTTTAACTTGTCGTTAAACTTGATTGCGTTGCTTAAACGATAGGAATCTAGTTCATGAATGTTCATAAACTATATTTACCGCTTTGATTACTTAGATGCTTTTGTTTTCTTTTTAGCTAGAGCAGGCGTTTCTATTGCCTTGACTGGTTTAGCCACTGCTTTAACTGGCTTGGCTACTGCTTTACCTTGTTTGGCTGTTTCTGCAACAGGTGATTCATTACTGGCAATCACTCGAGGAGTTACAGGCACCTGTTGCAGAGCTGCCTGTGCATCTGCTAGTTTTTTAGCGTCTGCATTGGCTTTGGCAATAACACTTAGGTCTTCGTACAATTTGTCCTGTGTGTTAAAGTCAAACACATAGGTGCCTGTATGCTTGAGCAATACACGCTTGTCGACCCAGACTTTACCACCAATGTCGCGCCAGTTTTCACAGAATGTCCAGTCTTCTGAATAGTAGCGACCTTCGCGAACTGCTGTGTCGTAGTATGTTTTCATGTATGGATCTAATTCTACAGGCAATCCAATGTCGTTCTTAAACGGCTTGACTGCTTGATGTACATTGAGTTTATCAAACACATCACGCTTTACTAGCATAAAGCCTGTGCCTGTTTTGCTAACTTCTTGAAGATTACCATCTTCACTGACTTCTGCATTTTCAAACCCATTAACTACCCATTTAATTGGTAGAGTTTTCATTGGATATAGTCCACCGACTACATCTTTTTGTGCATTAAGCAGTACTAATAAATGCCAAGGTTCCCAACCAATATCAGCGTCGATAAACATCAAGTGAGTTGAGTCTGGATTGTTTAGGAATTTAGCAACCAGTGTGTTTCTAGCACGGCTGATCAATGATTCATTGGTCATGGTTTCCATGGTCCACTCAATGCCAAGTTGTCGGCAAGTGTTGGCCCATTTGATATAACTCATGAATGTGCTTTCAGTTAACATGCCACCGTAGCAGGGCATACAGATATGCACTCTAGTGGTGCGCAGGTAGTCAACGTTGACTTGGATTTGTTGTTCAGCCATATGTTCCTCGTAAAAATATGTACTTCTATTTAACTACGTACAAAACCCAGGCTATTTTTTTGTTGGCAAATTTATGATGCTATTTTTAATCCAATGCCCAACTGCATTACCTTACTGCAATTTCTTAGTGGAGTCATTAATACATTGGGAGATCCGTGCTGTACTACTTTAACCGGTAGTTTCGGCGGATAGACGCGACGTTTACTTGTTTGTTTCATTGACGTAGTCATTGTTTTCGCCAATGTCAATTTCTCGCCCACGTGCAACAGGTCGTCTTCCTTGTTTGTCAGTAAAATCTTCTAATCGGGCCAGAGCTTGGACTTTACTTTGCATAGCACCAGCTTTGTACATTAGATGTTCCACTCCGCGATAGTTGCCAACTTTGAGCATTTCTGCTAACTCAACCAGTTGTCGTACTAAACTCTGCTTAAGACTACCTTCATCCCAGGTACCAAGACCTCCAGTAGGGCGAATTTGAATTCCTTCGTCGGGATCATTGACCAGAGTAGCTTCATCAACTTCTTTATCTGGACCATTTGGCATTGGCATTCCTGCATTTAATCCGCCTGCACCAACACCAAAGGCTGGACCTTGTAGTGCTTCTTTCACATCACTGCCCATGCCTGCATCAATTAGTTTAATTGTTACATTGGTTAATTTTTCGTTGCCCTGGGTCTGTGGATATAATGAGTTAACCAATGTGGCTTTTTGTTCAGGTGACATTGCAGGCCATTTGGCACGAATTTCTGTGGCACTGGTCATACCTGAACCAAACTGTACCACAGGCAAATATGCTATGTAAGCATGCTGAGTCATTGGCTGTAGGCCTGTGCGCTTGTATGGTTGTAAGTAGCCAGCACTACCATCCTTTTTTACACCACCGGGCACGGGCTGTTCGTTACGATCTTTTTCACTACGTACAAAAATCAGCTGTGTAGTGCTGGGATCGTAATGTTGTGTAATTTCATTGGCACGGAAAGGATTTTTGACTTGAATAAATCTGTGTGCAGGAATGCCAGCTAATTTTGCCAGCTTTTGCTTGACTGCAAAAGGAAAAGGTCTTGTTGAGGTGTCTGCTGTGGCAGCAATGTAAACATCGGCGCTGGGGAAAGCCGCTTGGGCCGCATCATACAGAGCTTTATGGCCTGCGTGAAAGGGGTGGAAACCACCGGGCATAATGACTAGTTTTTTCATACCTTATATTTAGCCTACATGTTCTCTAAGAGCCAAAGGTACGATGGTGCTTGAAATTTAAAAATCACTTGACCGTTGCAGCCAATTGCACCATGGAAAGAGTCAACAATGTTGTCTTGAGTCCCATTAAAGTTGTGGTGATACGTGGCCTGCTGAAATACTATTTTGCTTACGTCAATGTCTTCAAGTTTAAAATCAGTAACTGTAACTAGCACATCTTTTATAATATTTCCAAATTCATCTACCTTGGTATGATCAATGGTTTTTCCAGACATTGTAATAGTCAATGTGTATGCCTGATCAGTGTCTACAAATTTGTGATTAACAATTACAGGGTCAACGCTGGGTTTTCCTTGAAAAATATTGACATCATTTAAATGAATTGACACGTCGAGCTCGGGTTCTGTAGCAGAAACTCGCAGGCTCAATGTTGAATTGTCCATTAATAGCTTAACATCAACTTGGTGATTGTTCCAGCGGAAAATCCCTCTACATTGGCTCTAATCCATGTAAAGTTTCCAGTGACGTTGACACTAAAATTGTTAGTGGTTGTGGTAGTTAAAGAATCAAATTCGTATACTTTGAACCAGTCAGCGTCGGTTGCTGGTACTGAGTCAACTGTGGCTTCAATTTTAATTAAACCCTCAAACCCATTTAGATAAAAAGCCAACGTTTGCAAGGAACCAAAGCCACCATAATAATTAGACGCTTGTTGCTTTTCTCCAGACCAGTCTAAACTGCTACCATCGTAGTTGCCCGAGGGTGTGCCATATGAGGTAGTTGGCAATAGCTGGAGGGTTGTGGTTTTCATTGCTGTTGACCAACTTGTTCAATTTCTACAACAACACCGTTGCCGCCAAGTTCTTCAGCCACAGCCGCTAAACTTTCTATCAGTTCCACCGTGGCAATTGTGCCTTGATTTGGTGCATCATCTTTGATCAATTTTGAAAGTTTGATCACAACTATTTCTTCGTGTATTTTTGCCATGGTAATATATTTATGCTTTTATTAAGGTTACAGTCTTTCTAACTGTGCTTGGACTCACAAGACTAAGCATACTTACAAAAGATTGGTGATCGTATTCTACAAAAAAGTTTCCGTACAAATAACAGTACTCGTCTTTTTTTACCCAATGTTTAAGTGCTGGTCCTAGTCTTATTTGCCCTTCGTGGTTCTTTAAGAAATTAACCAAATAACTTTTTTGTTGTTTGGTTATTTTTCTATCTTTAAAATATAAACGATAAGAATGCTTTGGATTTTTTAACCTAATGGTTCCTTTTGCAAACGCTACATTGATTTGATACCCGTAGACATTTTTAATAAATGGTAATCTAGCCAGTTCTTGTATGTATTTTTTATTGTTAGTGTATAGATACCCGTAACCACCTGACTGAATCACTAGTTTTTTAACGTCGGGCTCTGAAGAATAAAAATCATAAAACAACAATAAATTTGGTTCTACTTCATCACCAATGGGTATTGAACTATTTTGGTTGTGCCAGCTTCCTCCCCAGTTAACATGTCTTAGGTGATCTTTGAATTTTTTTCGCTGATCCACATTCCAGGAAATCATCTGACGATCTTTGTCAGGATCATTTTTTAAATTTCGTAGACAAGGCAACTCTTGAAGGTAAAACACAGCCCTATACTCAAATTGATCAAAGTATAGCTGACTTGAATTAACTACTTCAAATTCTGGGTTTGAATTGGTCAAGGACAATGTATCCATCACTGTTAACTGTAGGTTGATTTGTTTCTTGCACAGGCACGGTTATGTCTGTTTCAAAGTAAATTTCTCCATCCTTTACAACAACATTTATGTTGCAATCAGTTAGACGGTCAAATAAAATTTTTCTACTTAACGGAACACGAATAAGCTCATCAATTTTTCTACCCAGTGGGCGAGCTCCCATCAACGGATCATATCCACGGTCAGCTAACAGTTCAACTGCTGGCTCTGTCAAGTTTAGTTTAATATTTTTATCAACTAGACTGGTTTTTAGTTCATCAACGAATTTAATAACAATTTTCTTAATTGCTAGCTTATCAAGCTTGCTAAACTTACAGACTGCATCCAAGCGATTGCGTAATTCAGGTTTAAAAAATTCTTTAAGAGCACGATCATCTTCGCCGGTTTTTGCCATGTCTCCGAAGCCAATATTATTACGTTCACTGTCGGCGCTGCCAAGATTGCTGGTCATGATAACAATGGTATTTTTACAATCAACTGTTTTTCCGTTGCTACCTGTAATTTTTCCTTCATCAAGCAATTGTAAAAAGATGTTGCTTACATCAGGATGTGCTTTTTCTACTTCGTCAAACAATAATATTGAAAATGGGTGCTTGCTCAGATCGCTGATTAATTTGCCGCCACCAAGATTGCCATCTTCGAACCCAACATAGCCCGGTGGAGCACCAATCAAACTTGATACAGTATGCTTTTCTTGGTACTCACTCATGTCGTACTTGAGTAATTTCATATCAAGGTATTCGGCTAACATACGTGCTAATTCAGTTTTACCTGTGCCAGTTGGGCCCAAGAATAAGAAACTAGACATGGGTTTTCTTGTTGTATTGATGCCAGCAAAACTTACATAGATACGATCTAGTACTGTGTCAATTACTTGGTCTTGACCATATACTCGTTGTTTGATATTACTTTCAAGATCAATAATACGTGTACTCTGTTGATTGGCCAAATGATCCATTGGTACGCCAGCAACACGACTGACCTGTTGCATAATTAATTCTTTTGTAACTGTTAACGTACCTGCATCTTTGACTCTTTCACGGGCACAGGCAGCATCAATTAAATCAATGCTTTTGTCAGGATTCTTTTTGTCATGAATATAACGACCACTTAGTTCAACTGCTGACATAATAGCATCTGTATCAATCATCACATTGTGAAACTTTTCCAGCCGCGGACTCAGTCCAATAAGAATTTTTTCTGTGGTTTCTTTGTTTGGCTCGTCAATGCTGAGTCTATAGAATCTACGCATTAATGCACGATCCTTTTCAAAACTTTCGTAGTACTCTTCCCAGGTAGTACTAGCTACAACTTTAAGTACACCTTTGGTAATGGCTGGCTTGATCATGTTGGCAAAGTCCAGTTGACTCTGTCCTGAACTGCCTGCACCACGCATGGTATGAGCTTCATCAATGAACAAAACACAATTCTTTTTGCTTTCTAAAGCATCAATTACCTGCTTGAGTTTTTCTTCAAACTCCCCGCGATATTTTGAACCTGCTAGTAAACTGCCAATTTCCAAACTCCACACTTCATGGTCCCTAAGGAAACTAGGAACGGTGTTGTTGACAATACGCTGTGCCAATCCTTCAATGATGGCAGTTTTGCCCACTCCGGGATCTCCTACCATTAGCACATTGGCTTTAAATCTACGTGCTAACACAGTGACCATTTCTTCAATGTCTTTTTCCCGCCCAATCACTGGTTCAAGTTGATCTTTTTTGGCCTGGTCAGTAATGTTGGTACAATGTTCTTCAAGTATTTCTGTGGCCTGTTGATTGGTGATTTTAACATCGCCGTGCTTGTAATTTTGTTCCCAGAATTTCACAAACTCTGCTTTTGTTACACCGTACTTGAGCAAGAAGTAGTGTGCATGACTATTGCTCTCACTCATGATTGCAAGATAAAGATCAATTGTGGTGATTACTCGGCGACCAGTGAACAACACCTGTGTCAACGCACGATTAAAAATACGTTCTAGTGCATTTGTTTTTCGAGGTTGAACATCTTCTTTGTCACTGCGTAGATTGATCATATTTTCTAAATATGCAGTTAATTCTGCTTCCAGCATGTCTACTTCAGAACCAAACTTAATTAATACATTTCTGAATGGATTGTATTGTAGTAACGACAACAATAGATGCTCAGTTAACACATATTCGTGTTTTTTATCTCGGGCAATTCTAACTGCCGCATCAATGATTTGTTCAATTTCGGGATTATTTTGCATAGTTTTCCTATTGGGTACTTCGATAGTTTTTAATTATAAACTCAATGTGTTAAAAACACAAGCAGTACGGTTAAATTATTTATTTGACTGATTTTTAAGAATATCTAGTATTTCATCAGGAATATGGTCGGGCATGACTGCATTTAATTTAATCATTATATCCCCAGTTGGTCTGTTGCTTGAGCGCAGACCCAGTCCTCGTAATCTCAATGTGGTATTTGGATTAGTCATAGGGGGAATGGTCACTGTCATTGCTCTGCCTTTTAGGTCGTGTACCACTGTGTCGGTTCCTGTAATTAATTCCCAAAAAGATGCATCGTGCTTGGCAAAAAGATCATTGCCTTGTCTAGACCAAATTGGATGCGGGTGAATTCTGAACTGCACAACAAGATCAGCATTGCCGGGTCCTATGCCTGGATAACGTATGTTAGCACCATCCTCAATACCTTCGGGTACGTGTATTTCAATTGTTGACGTACCTGAATTTGATGTTACTGACACAGTTCTTGCGCCGCCTGTGACCACATCATCTAGTTTGATCCACAAGGTCATGCGTTGAAACGACTGTCTTGGTGCATGAGCATTCATCCTGGCACCAAACATGTTAAAAATAGCATCCATATCAAATGGATCCTGGCCGGCGCCCGGACCACCAGATCTAAAATTAAAATTAGTCTGTGGAGTATCGTATTGTGCTCGCTTTTCTGGATCGCTTAGTGTTCTGTATGCTTCTTCTACTTCCTGGAACTTTTTTGTGTCGCCACCTTTGTCTGGATGGTGTTGGCTGGCCAGCTTACGATAAGCCTTTTTAATTTCATCAGCGGCAGCAGTTTTGGGCACACCTAATGTGGCATAGTGATCTGTCATAAAAAATCCTGTACAGTTAATTATACAGGATTGTTAACCGAGTGTCAATAATTATTTCTTGCCATCAGGAACTTTTTCACCTTCAAATTTCTTGTGTACTTTGATTTTCTTGCATTCTTGTACAGGTTTGCCGTCCTTGCCATTTATGACTTTACCGGCTTTGTCTTTTTTGTCTGTACAAACTTCTTTAATTTCGCCGCCAGCTACTGATGGACCGGATAATACCAAACATAGACCTGCTACAAATATAACATTTTTCATTTTTATGTTCCTTTCTTAGCTAACATAGCTTGAATTTTTTCTTGAATAATCTTTGCCCAAAACGGCTGTGGGAAATTCCATCCAATAAATGCTCCTACTGCTATCCATAATAATGTATCTAACATAACATACTCCTTTTAAATTTCTGGGTCAAATTGTGGTGGTGGTGCTTTTTTGCCGCCAAACCCTGATACTACTTGACCTGTTGCTGAATTACCAGCAAACCCCATGGTTGGCCCTGACATTGGAGGTACTGCTCCAAACCCAGGACTTGTGGTACCAAAGCCACCGCTCATGGAGGGCGTGCCCCAGGACTGTGTGACTGTTGTTGCTGTTGGTGTACCAAATGCACCGGGCATGGACTGTCCTGGCGGTGGCGGAGGCGTATATGTTGTTCCGACATTTGGTGGTAATGCAATACCGCCATTGTTTGCACCGCCCAGCTTTTCTTGTGTACGACCATAAGCGGCAATACCTAGAACAGCACCCATGGCAATGTGATATAGCCCTGCGCCTTGCAAGGTAATAGGTTGCCACTGAATGTTAACTTGACCTTTGCTGATAGATTGTAATACACTCCATAACACTGGAAATATGACAAAATCTGCAATACATGTCAACATGTAACTCCAACCCATCATTGGACGCCATTTGGAATTCATCCAATCTTCTTTTTTCTTTTCGCTTTCGCTTTTGATTTCTTTTGACATTATCTAGCTCCTACTTTCCTTTAGCTTCTGCTCGGTCTTGTGCTTTAATTGGCAAGCTCACAGGATACTGAGCACAAGCTGACGGGTCGCCTTGACCGGCTTCTGTTAAGAATGATGTTGCTGGTGGTACTTGACCTGTAGGACATGAACATACGGCTATACCATCAGCACCTTTTTTACAATTCCAACTAAAGCAATTGCTACTTTGTGCGCCAAGATTCAAACTAGCATCACATTTTTGTATAGTAGCTTTTTGTTTCCAAGGTAGAGGACTAAAGTTACTAGCCTCTTGTGGATAAAAGATTTTAGGTGCAAACAAACTCCAAACATGATTATTATCTGTTGCGGCACATGAACCCTTCATATTACCAGCTGAAGTATCAGCAATAGACGTGCCGTTGAGAATGGGACACCGGCATTCTACTTCAGGATAAGCCACACCGTTGTTGCCAGTGATTGTTCGACCAGTGGGATTGCAAGTACTTGCGGCACATAGTGCGTATTCACCCGTACAAGTTGTAATGCCATCTTTGGATGGCTGAGCAAATACAGGGGTTGATAGCAATAGTGATGCTAGTATAACTAATAGTTTTTTCATTTGTTTCCTTTTATATCAATTTCATTGCTATGTTGCAGGCTTGAACAACATAGCGGAATAATTCTTCGTTGCCGGCACACTCTTGTGCGGCACGAATGTCACGTATCTCAGTAAGAAGATAATTGTGTTCATCTTCAGAGATGTTGCCCATTTGGCATTGTTCAACAATGGCCTGAATTTCTTGTTCTAATGTATGCATTATCTTCCTTCCCAGGCCGATCGAGCGGCTTGTATACGTTGTGCGGCAGTTTTCTTGCCAAGATCGCAAAATACTTGACTGCCACCTTGACTCATGCGCTCTGTGTGCGCTTGTAGCCCTTTGAGGTTTGTGGCTTGAGGATCACCGCGCCACTCACTAAAACGTGCCAACCGAGTGGACAAGTCAATGGCTTTGGACCAGTCCGGTGCGTTGCAATTAACACGTTCAACTGCAATGTCTACGTCAACCAATGCACCAAACATTTCAGGATCGTGCGCTCTTGGCCAATATTCTTTGATAGTACCACAACCAGTTAATGAAACAACAGCCAATGCTAGCAAAATGCGTTTCATTTAATTTCCTCGTAGATTTTCTTTTGGTCCTTGTACCAGTCCTGCCATCCGTGTGTTTTTTCGGCACATTGATAATAGGTAGCATAGTTTTGAATAACTACTTTTAACATTTCACGCAAGGTATTTTTGCCGTCATCAATCAGCATCAAGTCTGGGCAACGCTCTAGTAGAATTTGTGGTGCCACAGGAAATGCCGGCTTGACTGGTACAGTAGTTGAGCAGGCTGTTAATGCTAACATCAATGCTAAAATAGTGTACTTCATTTCTTGGCTCCTTTACGCATTTCTTCAATGGCTTGATTCATACGTGCGGCTTCGTTGTGTACATCAATTGCTTCTTTGGGAATAGGACAGGTTGTATCAAATTTAACAATCTCTTTTTCTCTGTCAACATACTGAATTATAGTATCAGCTTTTTCTTTGATAACTTTAGTCTTGGTAACAACTTTGGTTTCTACCACTGTGTTGACTTTGACAGATTCTTTTTTAGCTTCTTCTAACTTTGCTTCCATGTCAGCAACTTTGGCCTGCCATTTTGCTTCGTTGGCAATGCCGCCTTCCATCCATACACCCAGTAACAAAGCTGTTATACCGACTAGTTTAATCAGCAGGTTGTATTGGCTAACAAATGGAATACGACTCAATGCCATAGCAACCACTAGTGCAACAGCACCACCGATAGTGATTACATGCCAAAACCATTCTGGCAGTAATCCAAGTATCCAGGTAATTTGCCACATTTTAGTGTTCTCCTAATATGTGCAGGGCATGATTGTAGTGTTTGATACGATCGTCGAGACCAATGGTTCCACCGTTGATGCGTTTGGTAGCAGTGAGCACGTCACCTTTGTCAGCCCACTGATTTAAATTGTTGGTTTCCCAGAACCAACAGGCTGATTGTACTGCACCTTCAAAGGTTGCCAAATATTCAGGAACATCCTCTACTGCGGTTTCAATACTCATGGCAAAATTTTCATAGTTGGACTTGCCGGTCAACTGAATTAGTCCACGCCCGCAATAGCGATAGCCATCTCCAGATTCTTCTGGGCCATTGCCCATTCTGCTGGCATATATTCTATTGGCAATGGCTTCTTGCTTGTTGGGCAAACTGGCATAGCGATTGGCTATTTCATCGTTGGGAAAATATTTTGGGAATATCTTGCGTAAACTTGCTGCCTTGTAATTTAAATTTTCTTTAATGGCTCGAAACCCGCCTGATTCGTGTGCGCATTGTGCAATAAACATTGCCACACGAGATTTAGTATTGATGTCGTAGTCGGGTAGTATTTCTGCCACTGCTTCGAACCAGTGATCTATATGGGGATTACCCGGAACCATTTGATTTAATTGTTGCTGTGTAAATTCAAAGTCAAAGCTCATAATATTGTCCTATTTGAAAAGTATTTATGGATCCCAGAATTTTATAAGTATGTTACAATGAATGTTTTGATTCTCACGCCCGATCGTGTTGGCAGTACTCTACTACAAAGATTAATCACAGTTTACATGAATGCACACGCATTTGATCAGCCTGTGATTAATTTGCATGAATTAACCAACGGCATTATGAAATATTATAGCCCTACATTTAATCAAGAAGTGCTGGGCAAGTTTGAAGATCGACAAAAATGGGGGTATTATCAAACACTGGGGGAAATCACAGAACTTCTTGGCTCAGTTAAACATTATAAAACCACAAGACTAGCACATTATCATATTAAAAAACGACAGGACACTATTGCTAGTCAAGTTCCTTTTTACGAATATCTAAATCAAAATTTTTACATCATCAGTGCCCAACGAGACAATTTGTTTGAGCATGGATTGAGCTGGTGTATATCAAACGAGTCAAAGAAATTAAATGTGTTTAGCCATCAAGAAAAAGTTGATGCATTTTCTAACATTTATAAAAATAAGATCAACGTTGATCCATTGGCACTAACAAAATACCTTGACCAGTATGTTGAGTATCTGGCCTGGGTAGACAATCACTTTGACGTTAACTCGTATTTTAAATACGACAAAGATATGTCAAGACTAGAAGAGTACATACTTGGGCTGTCTATCTTTGGCCAGCAACCAAATAAACGGTCCTGGAAAGACATCTTTGAACTAGAGTTTGCTGACTGGAATAAGTGTCATTACTTGATCAGCGATCTAAGCGGAATCAGCACACAACTGCCAACTGTTGACCATCCACAGTTGACCTATGACGGAAAAGAATCCAACTTTGATAATGTGCAACTACAAAGCCTGGCAAGAACAGAGATACCAAAGTCTTTGTCCGTGATTGATCAACGTTTCTTAATAAAAAACGGGCCTGGTTATCAAAAAGCACACAATGCCATCAACGAACTGGTAGAAAATAAAGTGTTGGTCACGCCTGTACCAATAAAACTGCAGACAATGCTGGAAAAGAAGTTATTAATTAATAATTTTTCTCAGTGTGTTGATGTTTACAATAAATGGTCAGAAGCCACAGGCAAGGGTATTCAGTACTCTGATGAAGATATTCAATCAACAATAAAAGAAGAAATCAAAACCTGGCATGCCACAGCTTTGTTAAAGTAAATCTGTAATCTTGTCCACAAAGGCAGCGGCAGTTTTGATATCATAATGATAGCCGTCTCTAGCAAGATCTAATTTTTCAAATTCAGGAATAAATTGTACATCAGGTAATTGCTCGCGAAACATTGATTTAAAACCAGGCGCAGAAAAATTAGGAATAACGCTGTGAATTATGTTACAGTTGCCTTTGTTTTCTTCAATCTTGTTAATACAATCAATGGTCAATGCTATGTCTGCCTCATCTGTGCTTCTAGTAAAATGCAGTTTCAGATCCTCATCACTGACATTTGTCCAAGATTGATCACATGTTTTTAATTCGTCAGATATAAATTTAGGTAAGGTATCCATGTGGTTGATGTTGGGACATGCGGGCCAAGAAGAATCTTTAACATTGTTGTAAAAGTCTCTCCACTTTTTATTCAATACTGTTTGATAACTATTTTCTCTACGATGTAGATAACTCCAATGTATGATTACCGTTTCAGGAACAATTTCTTGAATAACTGTTAATGCTTTTCTTTTAATCCATGGATTACTACCACCGTCCATGCTTACATTTATAGTTCGTTGTTTTAACTGTGACTGTAGTATATTTGGCCAAGTGTGAGATAACGGACTTCCAATGCCCACAGTAAAGCTATCACCAATACACCAAATTGACTTTTTTAGATCCACAGGCCATTCAGAATCTCTGAAGCCTCGACTGTTGTATTTGTAATCTACTGTAAATTTGTATCTAGTAAAATGATCTCTATCTAGCGCAGAGTTAACGCTGTCAATGCCGCTGTATTCCCAACGTTGATTTATCCTACTAGGTAAAATAAAATCAGGCAGAATCACTCAAGTCCCATGCTCTTACGAATTTTAGTTGCGCTGATATCAGTTACTGATGAATCAAATGACTCTTGTTCAATTTTATAGCCAACATCGCGACCATATGTAATGTTTACAATGTTTGGGACAATTTGTATTTCATATTGACCCTGATATAACATATCTAAATCACGTCGAATAAATGACTTGACTTGTTCTATAGCAAAAGGATTGGATCCTTGCCAACCTTGACAATCACGTATCTGAATTACAACTTGCCCAGTTTTAGCAATAGCACGTTCGAACAACGCACGATGGCCTGCATGCCACGGTTGCCAACGGCCTAGCATTTGCACAGTTTCTTTTTGCCAATCAAATGTAGGACGACGTCTATTATCTAATATGTGTGCGGCTACAAACTCACCCCATTTCTCGCCATGCTGTTCAATAATACGGAAGTCATATACTTCTGGAGCAATAAAGGCTTTGTTTGTATCTTCGTAACGACCTTTATCGATTGTGTCAACCCAAACTGTCCAGTCTGCCTTAAAGTTGTTGCGCATTTCAACCAATGGTGCAACAAAATCACAGATAACATAATCTACATCTGTCATAGAATCTGCTAGTTCACGCATACGTAAACTCTGACGAATACGTCCAGCATCACTGAAATCCCAGTCATTGTATTTTTTACGCACATCGTCGGCGTTTAACCAACCCACACGTTTTTTATCTGCTTGCAAATGGTCAACAATGTGTTGAGCCAAATAAGTCTTGCCTGCGCCGGGCAGGCCCATGATTAAAATACGTTGTGTCATTTTTATTTCCTATTATCTTAAGTTGTTCATTGCATTTGCAAAATGAGTAAATGCAATAATACATTTTATCTGTAGTAACAATTGTGGATCTACGGTATTGTCATAATATGCCGAATCGCTAATCAATTTATCAACTAGGTTAATTATATTACTATCAAATGTGTTGATGTTAAATTCAAAGGGTAAATGGTCAATATAACATTGATCGCAATTATTCTTTTTACTTACATAAGAAAAAATATAGTCTCTTTCTTTTTTTGAAAAAGATGCAGAATTGTATAATCCAACTACTATAATTTTTTTGTACAAGTTACCAATGTCTTCTCGCAAATATGGTAACATTAAGTTTTTCCGTGCATATTCATTTCCATTTCCTTGAAGAGTGTTGTGCTAGATCATCTGTGGCATGATGTTCCACAGGTTGAAAGTATTTACTGTTGGTATCATCCTGCAGAACATATTTCAATTGTGGATGATCAAACTCTATAGGGAATTCTAATTGTTTTGAAATTTGAAGCAAATAATTTTCTCTATAAAGATGAAGTAACTCGTAACTTAGGAATACAGGATTCCATGTTGTTAATTTTTCATATTCTGCTAGTGCTATATCATATGTGGGTTCACCTCGCACACGAGTTTCTTGATAGTTTAATATGTTACGGTCACGACCAATGATAGCAATCTTTACACGAATGCCCAGACCCATGGCAGTGGCAGCAAAACGCACAATGTTGGGCACGGTGCGCTCACCGTTCATCATGTATGGTGTGCTTACGCTGGTCACAAAGTACTCGCAGTTGCCCCAGTTGAATTCCTTTAGCCGATCAGGATCTTCCCAGTACTCAGCAAAGGGTTCTTGATCATGTCCTATCCAGTATTCATGTAACAAGGCATGCCAGGCATACACATCGGGATGTAGTGCAAAGATTTTTGACCATAAATGATTACCGGATCCCTGCGGCCCTGTTAATATTAAAAGTGTTTTTGCCATGCAATCTTGTTCCAAATTCTTTCGTGTACGTAATACAATATGGTATTCAGTGTGACTTGAGTTATTGCAATTGTGCCAGCAACAGAAAAATCACCTAGCACCAAATAAGATATTGCAAAAGTTGCACCGCTACCAGTTATACGCCAACTAATTGTCTTGACTAAACTTCTTGTTGATGTGTCTGTGCTCATTGTAGTGAGGATAAGAAATTGCGAGTCTTATCTGTGATAACACCAGTCAACTGAAATGTCACTCTAGGATGGTGACCTGCATTGGCTGTGGAGTGCGGTATGTTAACCCAGTCGAATGTTGATACATCGCCGGCCTGCCATTGATTCCAGTGATAGTTCCCATATTCCCAAAACTGTCCTGGTTGCCAGTCTGTTAATTGTACAAAATAACGTCCTATCTTTGACGGATCTTCTGGGCACCATTTCTGCAGTTTGTCTATGTGTAAGTTCCACACTTCTCCAGGTTGTTGTACATGTATGCGTTCCATGCAATCATCAAGGCCAAATGCCGCGGTAATTGCTTGCAACGAAGCGGGAATACGCCAGTTAATGTGAGTAATGATCATTTTGGGATCTGCACCCACACGTTCAATGTCGTATTCTTCTGCTAACAAATCTTCACGCGGAGGAGGAACACCTTCACCTTTGTAGCCGCGAGTTTCCCAGGTTGCTGGATTAGAGTTGGCCACAATGTCTGCTATGTCTGCTGTCCATGTGGGTTCGATATGTCCTAGATGGGTGATTACATCTTTGAATCGATCTATTTTGACGCTGTCAAAATGATATGTGCTATAACTCTTTGTGTAATCCCAACTGCTTTTGAATTCTTCTGTTATCATATTACTTTTACCCTTACGTCTGATGTTGCATAGTCTTGAGAATATTCCACAGGCGGGAGTTCAATGTTTAGTGCTTGTGCCAATTGAACATTGTCTGACACTATTTTACCAGTGTACTTCCACCAGGCTTTCAGGATGTCTCGATTTTGACTTTTGATAATCCGAGCCATGTGTTTTAAGTCTTTGAAATACTCGTGATAGTCAGGGTAAGTGATGTCAAAATGCCCACACTTGACCCACCAGCCCAGACATGAATCATCGCCACGATGTACAATTACAACAGGCGTTTCAGGGAATAATTCTCGCAAATGTTCAATATGATTGGAAAACACATGGCTTTTGATAATTCGTGTACCTTTGGATTCTTTGAATTGAAAGGGTTCTGCAAATATTTTTTCCAGTTGTTCTCGATTCAATGCGGTTAAATCTTCGGGCAATGGAGAGATCATGCCGGGGTCAAAGTATGCACCCAAATGCATTAGTTCTTTAACCCCAGTATCGCCAGCGTCGTGATAATAAGTCCACTCATCTCTATAGTCGCTACGATCAATGTCTGCGCTGTAGTAGATGTTTTTAACTACGCTACTCCATTTTGAGCCTGGAGCACCGGCTACGAATATGTATTTCATTCTTTACTTAAATCAATTCGACTCAACACAGGAATAAATGCCGCACGTAATTCGTCCATTTGCTTTCGAAGCCCGACAGGAGTCAACTCATCTTCAGCATAGAAAATAACATTGGCATCCGTGTACTCTTTGTATTCTGCTGAACGAATAGCCTTGCTGAATTGCTGTTGATACCATGCAACAATGTCCTTGTCTGTGCCAGGCGGCAATTGTATTGACCAGGCCGCATACACATTGATACCAGGCGCTACTGTGTTTAACAATGGGACATCAGGAAATTGTGCCATCCGACGTGTGCCTGTAAATCCAATGGGTTTTACCTTGCCTGCATCAACTAGAGCTTTGGCCACTGCAATAGGAATAATAGCAAACTCAGTGCCAGCAAATTTTGGATCAAAGCTAGCGGCACTTTGTACTGCAGGCTGTGGTCCGTTAAACTTGATGGGTTTGACTGTGTCTTTGTTGCCCTTGCCCTTGTCCATCAAATACTCAAATGCTGTGCGATGTGCGCCACCACCAATGGCAATGTTGATTGTTCTGCCTGACTGAATATACTTCACAAACTCTTGTGGGGTGTTAATGCCGCTTTTGACGCCAGCAACCAATACCAACGGGCTCTTGCCCATGGTCAACACATCAACAAATGAGTCGTAGTTGTATTTCTTAATTGACTTTTCCCAGATATCATTTGTAACATAACTGCTCATATGACTAGGCAAGTTAATAGTATAGCCGTCATTTGGCGCTTCTAAAAAACGGTTGTTGGCAATAACACTATCTGCTCCAGGAATGTTTTGTACAACATACACAAACTTTGGGTTTTGTTTCTGTACAATATCAGCTAGTTTTCTAAAGGCCATTTCATTACCTGCACCGGGTGTGTTACCTATGTATACAGTAACGGGTTTGGTTGGTTCCCATGCGTAAACTAGTGTACTTGCAGTAACAAGTAATGCGGCTATAAACTTTTTTAATGTACTCATATTATCTCCTTAAATATACTTAATTAAAAAAACAAGACCAGGAAAATTTTTACAGGTCTTGTAAAATTATTTATCCTAAAGGTAAAATTTTATATGAATACCAAAATTTTTAACTTACTCAACAAAAATTTGCAGACTGCTTTTAATTTACCCAAGTATCAGAGAATTCTTGAAACTATTGGACCAAACACTGAAGTTGACAAACTTCCTTGGACTCCTGCACGTTATAGAAAGTTCAAAGACGCTGTGGAAGTAGAACTAAGCTTGCCTTGCGATTATGTAGGTACATTACTCAGTATCACCAATGATCTCAGCGAGCGTTATATCAATCGCTTCTTTGGAGAAATCTGGAAACCCAGAACCGGGGACTACGATTATACAGGATGGCAACTAGCTGAAGAAATTCAAAAGCAAAATCCCAAAAGTGTGTTAGACGTAGGCTGTGGATATCATCCGTTTAAAGGACGCATCGATAACCTAGTAGGCATTGATCCTTATAACAACTGTGCTGATTACATGGTAGACATCCTTGACTACAAGGTTAAACCTGCTAGCCACGATCACATTATTGCACTAGGATCAATTAACTTTAATAGCCGAGACGAAATCGAAAGTCGTTTTGGCCACTGTGTTGATTTGTTAGCCAGAGGCGGTAAATTTTATCTAAGAGCCAATCCTGGTATCACGCACAAGACAGGACCTTACGTAGAAATCTTTCCGTGGAGTTTTGAAGTAGTAAACGAGTTTGCTGAAAAATACAATCTTAAGCTATTAGAGTTTAAAAAGGATGCCAACGATAGACTGTACTTTGTGTATTCTAAACCTTGATATCTTTGATTAAATCAAAAGCAGCCAAATGAGCTTGTTCTAAAGGGTGTAAGGTATTGCTGATAGGATAGCCTTTAACCTGACTCCACTCTAAGAAATTCTTATCTTCAAACTTAGTCATGTAAGGGCGTACATAGTTTTGTAGGTCCATAATTCCTGGCGGCGCATGATATTTACTGTCAAAGGTCAAATCGTCCATGTAGGTCATTATAAATGGGCAGTTTTTTTCTTTTAATGTGTCTATGGCCAGGCGCATGCACATCAGAGTATTGAGTTTATCTCTGTACTCAGAGTGCAAATTTTTAAAATAAAACTTAGAGTTAGTATCTTCTTCTATAGGGCGTAGTGTTAGCCAATCGTCTTTGTGATCAGTGTGATCAAAACGATCAATCCAGGTCCATCCAACAACAAACAAGCTGTGCTCATTGCAGCCTGCTTGATTTAACACACGGTCAAGTATGCTGAGATTGCCAATGCCCGGACGGGCATAACAAATATATTGGTAATCCAAATGATTAGCAAGATGTGCGGGCCAGGTTAGTTTACTGGGTGTGGCCCAAAGAGCGCCATTTCCGTCGTCAGATAAATCTGTTCCAAAAATGAAACTGCACCCAAAGCTTTTGAGTTTCATAGGTATAGTTATATACCTGCGGCGGCCTGTAGACTGCGAATATCTTTTTCGCGTTCAAAAATTTGTTTTGGTTGGATGCCTGCGGCTATGCGCATTTCGTTTAGCTCTGACTCTTTTTCTTTGCGATACAGTTTAGGACTTAGCGGAACCAAACTGTCAAATATTTCTTGAGTAAAAGGGTGCTCTTTCTCTTCGTAGCGCATGGTCCAATCGTCGGGACCAAACTCAGTGAGTGTGCTTAAATCGTCGATTAATTCTGCTGTGTGCTTGCCTGAAGTACTGCGTCTGCGCATTTCTACATACACAAGATATCTGCCTGCCTTGATTTCTCCAGGACTGGTGTCAGAATCCAACACAAAGTCGTATCCTTTTTCGAACCAATTCACAAGATCCTTTGCGGCCTGTTTACTGCGAACAAAAAAGCTTAGTACAATAATTTCGTCGTCGTCGCCCATTTTACTAGCAAATTCGTCAACGTGAATCGTGGGCTTCATCATGCCCTCTAGGTCCTTGTATTCAAGACCTTCAAACAGCGGCTGGTTGTTGTGCATCTTGTCCTCCAATTGCTGGTTGTTGTGCAGATTGTTCTGGTGTGTCTTCCTGACGGAATTCATCTTGATCTAGATCTTCTTCGTAGGCGCTGTCTAGATCTTGTAGGTCAATTTGTTCGCCTTCCATCTCAATAGAGCCTGTGCGAATATCGGTCATCAATGTCTTGGGCATGACTATTTCAACCAGCCATACTTTTTTATCGATTAATCTTGCTTTGTGTGTGCCAGGGATAAAATCATCAGGTTCCTCAATTTTAATTGGAATCTTCATGTTTTTCTTCATGTATTTTACTTCGCAGTCGAAGGGAAGTAAACGACGAGCCCCACGCGGGTCGGGCATGAGTTTTTCAGGCCACATAAAAATACAGCCAACTTTGTATTTTCCGATAGTTGGACCTTGTACTAGTTCACCCAAAATCCAATTTTTAAATGCATAGATATCTAGCTCATCTAGCACACGTTCAAAGTCTAATAGGCTCAACAAGCTACCTTCAGACATGTAGATGTTTTTAATATTGTCGGCTACCAGCCAGTAATCACTGTGGTCTTTAAAGATATCTTTATCAAGTTTATTGCTCATACTATTATTTATTGTTCTCTAGAAACTAGTTGGTTTTTGCTTTATTGTTGGGATCCGGACAGCCTAATACTTATGACATAATTTACCGAAATACAGATACACTAAACTTATTTTTATAATGCCTAAATACTTGTGCCCAGGAAAGGGAGTTAACTATGTTCAAAGGAGAACCGAACTTGAGTAGAAACCGAGGCGCCAAGGCGCAAAAACGCATCCAAACAGTTACTGAAAATACCATTCAATTTAACTTACAACCCAACTTAAAACAACGAGCAATAGAACTTATACCCAAAACTAAAAATCAAGAAAATCTTATATTAAATTTACTCGACGCAGATCAGCACATCATAGTAACAGCAGGTCCAGCAGGAACTGGTAAAACTTATCTGGCTATGCTGGCAGCGGTCAAAGCATTTAGAAGTGGAGAAGCCAAGCGTATTGTTCTAACTCGTCCCGCCATAGGCGTGGAGGATGAACAACATGGCTTTTTACCCGGCAATCTAGTGGCCAAAATGGAACCCTGGACACGACCCCTGCTTGATGTACTGCGTGAGTACTACCGACCCACAGAGATCACTGCAATGATTGAAGACGGCACCATTGAAATCTCACCCTTGGCCTACATGCGTGGACGCACGTTCAAGCATGCTTGGATTGTTGCAGACGAAATGCAAAACGCTACTCCTGCACAAATGAAGATGCTGTTAAGCCGCATAGGCACAGGCAGTCGTATTGTGGTCACTGGAGATGTGGAACAAGCAGACCGTCAACAAGATAACAATGGGTTGTTGGATCTGTGCTTAAAATTAGAAGCAAGACCCATCAACGGTATGGCTGTGTGCAGGATGACCGGTCGTGACATTCAAAGACATCCTATAATTGGAGAGGTATTGCGATTATATCAATAAACATTTAACAACAAAGGGCAGTCTATAAATATTTGAATGATTAAAATAGACCAAATCCGTGCATTACATATTGAACTTAGTTCTCGTTGTAATGCACGATGTCCCATGTGTATGCGTAACTACCGAGGCGTAGATTTTAATGGAGGATATCCGTTAACTGAGTTGTCACTTAGTGATATTCAACACATATTCCCTTCAGACTTTTTAAAACAAATTAACCGTATTAACTTTAACGGAAATCTTGGAGATTTTAGTTTGGCCAGCGATGCGTTGGAAATAGTCGAGTACTTTTTATCTAATAGTACTGCCAAAATACAAATTGAAACAAATGGCAGTACACGTTCTACTGCCTGGTGGCAGAAATTAAACAACCATCGAATTGAAGTATTATTTGCATTAGACGGGCTCAAAGACACACACAGTCTGTACCGTCAGGACACTGACTGGGAGAAGATCATCGATAATGCTGTGGCATTAATCCAGGCAGGCGGAAATGCTGTTTGGAAATTTATCCCGTTTAAACATAATCAACATCAATTTGATAGTTGTCAGACACTGAGCCGTCAGTTGGGATTTTCAGATTTTATAGTACGAGATCACGGACGTAACCAAGGACCGGTATTTACAAGAAACGGCGAGTTTAGTCATTGGCTAGGTGATGCACAACCTGACATACCCGACGCTAACAATTTGATTGAAGATCATGTTACCTGGTTTGATCATAAAAAGAAAATACCCTGGGTTGATGATAATGCACAAATAGATTGTGGCCATATAAAACAAAAAGAGATTTACATAGCTGCCGACGGATCTGTGTATCCTTGTTGTTATTTGGGATTTTTTCCAAAGACAATGCACCAGCCCGGTAATAGTCAATTTAAAGATTTAGTTAAAGAAAACAATGCATTAGAATACAGTCTAGAGCATTGTATTGATTGGTTTGAACAGGTAGAAAAAACCTGGACTTTACCCAGTGTGGCGCAGGGTAAGTTGTATATGTGTGTTAGTGCATGCGGACACTGATACTTTTCTATTCACCAATGATAATATTGTAGAGTTCTTTCCAGTTTTTTACTATTGGAATCGATGCATGATAGTGGTGCATGTTATGCCCGTGTTCGATGATAATTGATTTGAGTCCAATATCAAACCCGACTTTGGCATTTTCGGGTTTGTCTTCTACCCACCAACATGCTGAACCTCTGTAAGGCTCAAGTGCTTCGTGTTTGTCAGCACCTGTAGGCAAACAAACAATCTCTTCAAATACTGTATCGCCAAACAATTTGTCAAGATTCATTCTGCGTAATTTTTGTGCGTTGGGATCTGTACTAAGGCTAGTAATACAATGAAACACATAGCCATGTTCTTCATGCAGACGTTTTACATAGTACATGGCATCACGCAGGGGCGGCAAGAATCCAATTGCGGCGCTTTCATTAAACATCTTGATCAGTTTGCGACCTTGTTCGTGAGAGATATTGTAGCGTTCCCCAATGTCGTAGTTTAGATCACCGCCGGGTACCTTTGTAAATCCATGTTCGTCCATCCAGATAGCAAAAGCGTACTCCCAATTAAGCAGTACTCCGTCACAATCAACCAGGATTACTTGACTGTTCAGCTGGCTGAGAGATCGGTTCTTGTTTAGTAATTTCATATCCGTTTTCTTTAAGTAATCGTGTAATGGTTGACTCGTAGTATTGATAAAAATATGTCATAATTTTATCCCAATCTTTGGGTAAATTTTGACCCTCCATAGTACACTTTGTTACTTGTAATTTTTTAAAGTCCAAGATAACATTACAGGTCTGAATGTCTTTGGTTCTAACATTTTTAGACACAGCCATAACTTCGTCAATTTTGCCATCTGCTTTTCTAAAGTATGTAATAAGCATGTATCTCATAGTTGACTTAATTCCACTAGTGTTGCTGATAAATTAATTTCTTGGTCTGCCATCATTGGAATATTAACAATGCCTTGTCTAATAATAACAATGGCCTGATCTTGCTTCATAGGGTCATCACTCCATAAATCAAGATTATCATACATCCAACGATACACTTCTTCCATCTCCTCCGGCCGCACACTTGAGCATAACAAAATACGTGCTTCTTTAACTCGACCAGCTTTGAATAAATTAACTACATCCAATTTCCAATCTTTAATTGCACCGCCTTCGTCGCCCTTGGGGGAAGTGAGTTGCCCACTGGTAGAATTCATCTGACACATGTTAAGACATTTACGCAGATCAGGATACGTTGCTTTTACGTATGTGTCCAAGGTATCCAAGTCAAACTCTACACCTTCTGTGACCAATACAGTGGCAATGCGAGCAGTAAACTCAGTGACATCTACTCGTTCAATGTGAAAGCCTTGGCATCTGGAATGTAGTGCAGGAATAATACGGTTAGGGTAATTACAAGTAAGAATGAATCTAGCACTGGCATGATAAGTTTCCATAACACCACGCAACGCAGCCTGTCCATTTGGAGTAATATAGTCTGCCTCGTCTAACAGTACAACTTTAAATTCACCAAATGGCATTGTTTGTACAAAGCCGGTGATCTTATCTCTGATTGTGTCCACAGAGTTTTCTCTTGATGCATTAATTTCTAATAAATCATATTCGTCAATGCCCAATTGATGTATTAGTATTTTAGCCAATGTAGTTTTGCCCACACCCGGGGCACCACTGAACAACAAGTGAGGTATTGAACCTGACTTGACCCATCCTGCTACCTGTTCTTTTTGTGCAGTATCTCTAAACACATATCCATCTAGGTCTTTTGGGCGATACTTTTCTGTCCAAAGTTCTTTCATATTACCAACTCTCCACGTCTGTTATATCTAATTTAATTGTTGACTTAGGATCAAACTCAATGCTAACATTGGGCCCGATACCGCTGACGGATTCTTCTGACCACGTTACTCTGTCAAGATCATACATTTCAAAAACTTCTTTAAGTTTTTCAAATTGGTTTCTGCTAATTACGATTTTTGTCATTTCTTTTTAGTATCTCAATCATCCTATCTTGTTCCCACCGATCTTCATCTGCAAATTTAGGCAGGTCTACATACAAGTCTTCTATAAAGCATTTTACACGATATAAGTCTTGTTTGCAACAGGAAGAGGTAAAACCGTCGTTGTATGGGGAACGAACTTGAGAGGCAATAGAACGCAGTTGCTGATAAATGTCAGCAACGTCCCAGTCTTGTTTAAAACCCATTAACGGCGAGAGGATGCTTGAATGGCGTCAGACATAGTGTCATCAGACGGCTGAGTCTCAGATATCAATAGGATATCCTTTGGATCAACTTTTCGAATTGTTTTTGTTCCAACGTCATCTTCAATTTCCACACCACGTGTCCAACGTCCGTGTGCTACACAAATCCATTGTCCAACAGTGACATCTTTTTGTTCAGGACCAACAGCATAAACTTCACCCCAGCGTGGTCTGATTCCGGCTGTGGTGCCATTGTCGTTTAATAGCAAAATACCGCTTTGTAGTTTGCGGCCCGAAAACTCCATTTCAGCAACAATTACTGTGTCGCCTAGTGGTCGTAGTTTGGAAATTTTATGCGGTGCAAAAGCTAATTTCATCTTAAATTTTCCTGTTTTCTTCCTGTGCCATCTGACGTGCTGTTTTTAATGGTTCTTGTTTGACCTGTCTTGCTCTGGCAATGGCCGCGGCTAAACCAACAACTTCCTGAGCCTCAGGACCTGAGGCAGCCTCAGGTACATCAATTGGTTTGACAAAATTATCATTGAAATCTTCTGGTGCATCGGGTATTTCAACCACTGGAGTTGATGCTTCTGCTGATTTGGCACTAGAATAAATCTTTGTATCTTGCACATTTGTTTGACGTCCATATTGTTTGTTTACTCGATTATTGCGAGAATCAATAGGACGATTCATACTGTCAATTAAATCACCACGAGCATTTACGCCCATATTACCCACAGCACGTACTTCTTCATTCTGAAGTTGTAGTGCTCCAAGGTCAACGGTTTTTCCGTTGGCAGTTTTATAAATTTTGCGTGTCATTGTCTATCCTCTTAAAATTTTATTTAACGTAAAAACTCGGTAGGGTCTAAATCATAGTGCAGACTGTCTACTTGATGAACTTCCAACAAGTATAACACATAACTGGCCACACTAGATCCACGGCCTACTCCCCAGATTACACGATTTTCCTTCATTACATCTACTAAGTATTTCAAATAACGCAGTAGCCCAAATAAATTACGTTCTTGAAATAACAATAATTCTTGCCCGACTCTTTGTAGTTCTGCATCAGTTTTACAAAGAGTTAACACATGTTCAGCAATATCTAAATTTTTATAAGCATCGGGCATATACCAGGTATCTTGTTTAAATCTGTCCCAATCTGAAATAGAAACATCATTGTTATCCGGAAATGTCCAGGTGGTCAACGACTCCGGCGCTTCCTCTAAGAGAGATACCAATTGCTCAATGTTCACAGATTTGTCAACTATGATTCCGGACATTGAACAAACATCATGTCCTTGCATGGTAAGGTCACATAGATCATGATCAGAGAATATTAATTCTCCAAATTTACTTTTTTTCATCTTTTAAAAAATCTGCAAATAACACAGTACTATGATCTTTGTCGTTTGTCAACTCGGTATTTTCCCAGTCTAGATCTAACTCTTTCCATTCAGGCATTCTATCCAAAGTAATAACTTTGCTAGTTCCACGTTTCTTTTTAGAATTATTTGTCCAGGAAGGTTTGGAGTCGTTCCACCAACCGGTGTATTCAAATCCATTGATAGATTCATTTTCGTTGTGTGCATAAATCATACTGTCGCCGTGTATACTGGATATTTCTATGTCTGTAATAATCAGTCTAGACTCTGTGATTGCATTGAATTTTGAAAATAGCACAAATCCAATCACTTGGTCAACAGGTTCAGTAGGTAACGTAATTAGTCGTTGCTCTGTTTCTCTATAAGCTGTGATTAGTTCACTGTCATCTGCAATCAACACACCGTCATTCAACACCGAATCTATCCAGTAGCGTATTCTTTCGTAGGCAATATTTTGCTCATTGGGATCACTGGTTGCTGTGACCATTTTTAATTCTATGGAATACAAGTTAATTAAAAACTTTTTTTGATATACCATGCCAGCGGCAAAGTCAAATGTTTTTCTTAATTTAACATTCATGATATATCTATTTTATCTGAGAAATCAGGACCTGATTTTTTACTTGCATCATACATTTTTTGTGTTTTTTCTCGATACTTGTTAGTGTATGTTTCTATGGCCATTCTTATCTGGTCTGACAAAAATGCATTTCCTGTCCGATGTGCAAAACCTAATTTTTTGTTCAACTCGGATATCTTAGATTGTAATTCTTCTAAGCTCAGTCCGTCAATGTTGTTTATTAGTGGATGTTCCATGAATAAAAAAGCCCTTGATGCTATTATAGCAATAAGGGCCTGTAAGGTCAAGTGTTTTGGTTAGGCAAATGTCACACCGTTTGCGCCAATGGCAAACCATTTTGAGTTAATGTACATCAGTGTACATGCATCGCCAATAGTGTCAAATGTAATTGTGCCTGTGCCTGATGACTTCCATCCTGCATTGGTCACTGTAATAACCATGTCTCCGCTGTCAGCGTACATGGCAAATACTTTGACCTGACCAGTGTAACCGGCTGCCAACGTAGCAGTTTCAGCAGCCGACGTACTAAAATATGATGTAGTCAACAATACGTTTGCGGCACCACCAGATGCCAAGTCTTCGGAACTTGGTAGGTAAATTGGATCTAGGTTTCTGTTTTGGTCAATGATGGTAATTGTACTTCCACCATCGCCAGTTTCAAATTCAAATTCATAGGTACCTGTTTTATTAAATGTAATAATATTGCTGGCAAGACCTTGAATGTTGCTAGTTCCTAGACTAACGGCAGCTGGCAATGTCAGCGTGTGGCTGGTGCTGGCAATGTTGATCTGCAAGCGCAAACGTGCCACTGATCCTGCGGCTGGAAAATTAGTAAAAGAAAGAGTAATAGCGCCAGATGTTGTTAATGTATAGTATGGTCCGGCAGCGTAGTTAATTGTCTGCGATCCAGTGACTGTTCCTAGTGCAACACGAGTTTCGCTCATGTCTTGTAACTGAGCGTTTTGTAGTAAACTACCACCCATGTTATTGTCCAAGGTTGATCCGGTTAGCGCCGCTTTTAAAATTACCTTGCTCTGAAGGTCGCTGATTTCAGCCGACGCATAAGCAAAATTGGTTTTTGTGTTGGTAAAATTGTCACGAAAACCTTGACTATCGTTGTCCTGACCAGCAACTGGGTAGGTGCCGTCAATGTTGTTTGGGTTGATATTACTTGCCATATTTTATCCTAAAATTGTCCTCTTTGGAAATACCAGATATTTATCGTACACATCGGTGTTTGTTAATATATTAACTGGTGCTATAAATCTAGTACTATTACCATCAAAGATGGTAGGAGTTGTTGGTCTTTCTGGAATGTAAGTCCAGGCGCGATAGGTTAATCCGGGCGGCGCCGCGTAAGGAACATACAACTCTTGACCCCTATAAGTATTCCCGTTTAAAATTTTAACATAGTCGTTGGGGACCACTTGTAGAACTGGAGTTAAAAATACCACATTTTCAGCAGTGATGGAAATTCTATAAACATCCAGACGTTCAGGCGGGGGAATTACCACTGACTCATCATAGGTGCCATCATCGTAGGGAACTATAGCTGGTTGTGTGGGATCGTAACCTCCTAGATAATTGCTAAAGGCTTCATCTATAGTCATTCCACCAAAGTTTTCTTGCTTCTTTAAGATGAGAGTTTCGCCGTTTAAAAAACGTCCTGATGCTCCATCTATACCACCCAGGGATCTGATGTAGTCTAACGTTTGATTATTAATTTGTGAATATGCCAATGTAGTAACATAATCAACCTGTCCAATGTATCTTAATCCCAGCGGGCGTTCTACAGTATCAAATGTAGTGGCTGCCGGTGGGTACGGAATCCACTTGCCGCCAAACACACTATCTTCATAAGGGAACCAGTTGTAAGTCAGTGAGCGGTCTAGTTCATATCTATCAACTTCAAAATCAATGATATTGAGCTCTTGACCAAACAGTTCTTTAATGTTATAGGCAATTCTACCCGAACTGCCTGGTTTAACATACGCAATTACCCAGGCAGTTGTAAATCCTAAAACTTGTCCATTTGATTGTTTTGATGTCATCCACAATGGTAATACTGGACTAATTTGCCCAACAACATCGATCACTTGGGTTCGCATGTCAACTAGGCTATTTGGATACACCACCGATACCTCAGTTGAATCACCAGCATTAATAGGGTAAGCAAGAGTCACAGCCTTGCCAACACTTTGTCCTTCGTTGTTGACTAGATTGTCAATAATTTCACTGTAGACAATTTCATAGATAACCTTGCCATTGTTGTCCAGTGCTTGTGCAGTTTTGATATCGCCAAGTGTTAGGTTTTTCCAATAGTGGTTGATGTCTAAGCTAGAAATATATTTTTCTAAACTTGATGCAGTCAATCCATATGCGTGATCATATACCACATTCTGTGATATTCCAAAATTGGCATCATCAGAGCGATATATCAAATCTGCAGGAATAATATCCTGATTTTGTACCAGTTGTCCAATGATTGCACGATCTTTTAGAGGAGGCATGGCCTTGATATATAATTTTTCGTAAGGCTCGTTGTATGCACGATTTACTGTGATAGAAAATCTACGGAACACAGACACAAGGTTTATATTTGCTGTATCTTCAACTTGTACTGTGGCTGTTGCACCAACTCCGCCACCGCCAGTGATGGTAACAGTTGGTGGGCTTACATATCCAAATCCGCCGTTGCCCAGAGCAATACTAGTGATAACACCACCAACTATGGTCACTACGCCAGCAGTTGCACGTTCTGAATTCGAAGTGCTTGGGGGAGCAGAAATAGTCACAGTTGGTGCAGATACATATCCTGATCCACCGTTGGTAATCTGAATTGCTGAAACTTTATAACCCGAGGTAGCTGTTTGAGGACTGTATGCGTTGACAGTAAAATCAAACTTTAAGTCAAACGTAGTTGGATCAGCAACAACTCGGGTACTAGGATCTGTGTCAAACGTGGTTGTTCCGCTGTCCAGGGCAAATGTATTAAAACTAACTTTACCTACTATGTTCCCTGAAGGCAATAATCTAAGACCCTGAGGAAGCTTGCTGTCAGAACCTGACAACAGTTGATATTCTAAAGGACGACCCCCGGTGTTGTATGCTTCCACTGAGTAGAGACTAATAGCACCATTGTCTATAGTGCCTAAATCTGGGTCAGTCAGCCAGATAACATCTGTTTCCACATTGCCAATGATGGTCATTGTGTAATAGTAAAACTCAGAAATGATTGTGGGGTCGTTGGCTTTTAATACACGGATTGCAAACTTGTAGGTATTTTCTGTTGCTCCAATGGCCGGAATATATCCATAAAACCAACCAGTTGTTGGATTCAGTGAAAGACCTGGTGGGAGACTAAATGTTCCACGATCAAATCCAACACCATCTTCGTCGTATACTGTTCCGCTGGCGTCAAATCCAATGCCGGCGCCAACAGTTAAGCTGTACTCAATTGGATCTCCGTCAAAGTCAATGGCATCAAATTTAAATGCAAAGAAATTGTCAGCTCTGATCCTGCCTAGATCGCCAGGAGGGGTAATCATCACTGGAGTACGTATGGGAACAACGTCGGCAGTGATAAATGTGTTGTCTGCTGTGAAATCTGTGGTGTCTGCACTCATTGAATCTTTGCTGTAGACAAATATTTCAAAAGTGCGTATGTTACTGTCTTTGCCGTCACTGAGTTCTAGGCTAAATTGATAATTTTTACTGGTACTACGTGTTGAAAAATCAAAAGGATATTCTTCGTACTGTGACATATCGTAGCCGGGTTCGGCTGTGCCTGGCACACCAGTTAATGGTTTAATAATTCCAGTTATTAATCCTGAAGAAGTAACAATCAATCCAGGAGGAAGGGTGCCTGACAAATAACTGACTTTTACTGTGTCTCCGGGGTCAGTGTCTACATACTCAATTTGAATATGCACTTCGGTTCCATCATAGAACGTGCCAATATTGCCTGGCGGAGTAATAAAGTCAGGAGCATCCTGCCCTGTTACTGTTAGCTCAAAGGTTCTGTCAGTAAGACGGTCTACAACTTCTTTTCCGTTGACTAATTTTTCAGTGTATGCTCGGACCGCAAATCTATAAGTGACATCTCTAGAAACCTCTGCAGGAACACCTTGCAGGCTGGCAATTGCTTTTGGGACACCTTCAATAATACCAGTTTTACGACATTGGATTCCATCGGGCAGTTGTCCGGCAATCATTCGATAGTAGATTTCTTCGCCGTATGTTTCAGCCAAAATTGGAACTTGGTAAAATATACCCTCAGGTATAGTACCTAAACTACCAGCCGCTGTGATCCAAGTTGGTTGGGTTGACATGTTAGAAAGATGATCCAGCTACTCTTTTCCAAACATTACTGCTGCCGTCGTAGTCTTGATAGCAGTAATAAAAATATTGATCATCGTAGGCAATCATTCCGGCTAGATCGCCAGTGGTGCCCACAGACGTTCCTGGGGGAATATCTTGTACACGACTATATAATTCAGCAAAATTATTGTTACATTTTGTGTATGCTGTGCGTAGAGGATCACCGGTGCCATCGTTTGGCGAGGTTCCTACGTTGATAATTTCTCTTGACATGCTAATCCTTGTTTACAATATTTATGGCGTTTAGTATCAGTTTTACAATCCAAATCTTGATCGTAGACCATAGTAGTTCTGCTGTAGCTGTTCCTGGGTGAGTTTGGTATTATACAGGAACATATTGGCCACATAGCCCCAGGGTTGACCCGCAGTATCGTTATTACCCCAACCCCAATGTGTGGTTCCGCCTGCCCCATATGCTATTGAACTTCCCGCTTGTATGCCATTTATATAAAATGTTTGAGATGAATCGTCCCCTACCACAGCATATTGAACCCATACGCCAACCGAAGAAGCGAGGTCATATCCTGAACTTCTGAATGCGGTGTCCCAATATCCTAATGTATTTGAGTTATTGGGAATTGTGATTGGAGTGTATTTAGGTGAATTTGTATAAAGCAATGTTCTAAATGATGCTGGATTGCCTGCTTCTAATCTAGCCCATGTGATATATGTATATCCTGTTGTTGGTAATGTAGGACCAGTACCATTTACAACAACTCTACTATTACCTGTGGTACAATCAAAACACTTTACCCCGTTCAACATAGTGTATGTTGCGCCAGTCAATGTATTGGTGTATCCATTTCCAGATAAATCTGTTACTGTTGTTCCACTACCGGGATAACTGCTAGCATTGTCAGCATCGATCCAGATGGCAAGATTCTGTGTGATGATACTAGCATCTACTACTCTTGTGCCGTTGAGGGTTACGCCTTGGATTATCATTTATTATTCTTTAAAAAGGTTTCAATGCATTTTGCGTTACTGTGTTGTTGTTTGTAACAGTCTGAACACTTGAAGTGTCAGTGGTCACAGCCGCACCCAACATCAAATACTGGGTATTGGCCGGACTAGTTAATGGTGCCGAAGGTGCTGTCACAGTGGCACTGGTGCTGTCATAAACTGCTGTGCCCACAGTGGCTCTTAGATTGGTGATAAAGCCAGGCCAATAGCCCCCGTAGAATTTGCCTATCCAGTTACACACGCCTGTGTAATCAAGATTATTGACCTGTGTGCCACCGCTCACACTGGTTCCGCCTGCGGCACCTGTAGCACGACTGCAGGTCACATAAGAATTGGTGTTGACAAAGGTGCCCACCCACATGGTTTCTACCTGTGTGCTGGCATTGCGGTTCAATATGATGTATTGCCACTTGTTGATTTGTAGGGTGTTGCTGGGAAAAGTATAAGTCCTGGCACCACCACCACCATATTTGTCCAAGGTAAATGACTGTGCATCAGTGTTGAACAAACTTAGCGCACCAGATTGATCTGTGGCAACAAACGCCCTTTGACTGGTATAGTCGGCATTGTTGTAGAACCAACCTTCTATGGTATAAGCACCGGTGCCCAGAGCAAAGCCTGGCGTCATACTGAGATATTGACTGCTTCCGTTGAACTGCAGGCTACCGGCCAAGGCGGTATAACTCACAGCACTGGGTACATTAGCCATCATGGCCATCATTGCACCGCTCATTATGCCACCCCCGTACCGTTGATAAACCAAGTGTCAGTATCAACTTTTATCAGAGTGGCCATACCAAATGTGGATACGGTTCTATTGCTAGAGGTGGCATTGCCAGCTAGATATAGTGTAACGCCAGGCCCTTGTGACACGGTGATGTTGCCTGTGCCTTGATTGACCACAGTGATGGCGGCACCAATCTGTTGTATTTGGCCAGAATTGGGAGGTATAACCAGGCTGTAGTTTGTGCTTTGTGTTGAGTAATAATGTTTGCCAGCATCGGTTGTGGTAATGGTTGTGTTGCCTGTAAATGCCACCTGCGGTATGTCTCGGTAACCCAACGCAAAACCGTTGACATTGCCAGTCACGTTGCCACTGGTAACCAAGTTGCCACCTGTGACGTTGCCTGTGGCTGTCAGCGTGTTTGTTTTGATATCGTCCAGTGCTACATCACCAATGGAGCCTTCCAAAGGATTGCGTATTGTTCTTGCTATACCATCTGTGCCTTTTAAAAATCCCATAATTGTTCCTTTGTTTTTTGTGTTAGTTTGATATGATCATGGTTGATCCATTAACTGATTTGGATCCAACCGTAATTCACAGTGACATTACCGCCGCTGGTGTTGTCGATACCAAAAGAGAACACATTGGTATTGGCCACAGCAGGGGAAGCATTGCTGATAGCACCGGCTGTGCCTATGATTTGAGCAGGGATGCTAGTAAACGCCAATATGTTGCCACCGCCTGTATAGTTCCAGGCATACTGATATCCTATTGCTGGCACGTTGGTGTTGGACACACTGACCGTGGCATTGTAGACTATGATACCGTTGGGTATGTTGCAGTTGACCCATAGTTGATATGTGTTGTTGATCGGCACAGTGAAACTCTGGGTGCTGTTGCCCACAGGCACCGTCCAGGAACCCTCAACCCTTGTGACCACAGGCACCGGGGTGTTGTTGGCATAGTTCACAGCAAAAGTATTGCCAGGTAGAGTCAAGTTTCCGGTGTTGTCAAACACAGTGGAATAACTGCCGGCAACTAGGGTAACATTTGCCTGCGTACCGACCACATTGCTGGTAATTGAAATGTTACCAATCAAGTTACCGGCTGTGATGTTTCCTGTGGTTGTGATAGTATTGCTACCATATGCAGCCAAGAATGTGGCCACATTGGCATTGCCATAACTTGAGGCTATGCCAGTTAACTGGCTACCATTACCAATAAAAAAGTTACCAGACACGTTGCCAGTGGCACTGACAATGCCTGCAGTTAAGATGTTGCCACCTGTGATGTTGCCAGAACCTCCTACTGTACCAGTGCCAAATGCTACATTGCCATTGAAATTTGCACCATTGATATTTCCGCCAGTTATAGTGCCTGATCCAGCTGATATGTTACCAGCAGTGACATTGCCCACAGCACTGACGTTGCCAGGAGCAGTTAAATTACCAGTGTTGCCAAAGGTCCAGGTCTTAGAATCATTTAGAGAATTTGCAACTATTTGT